TACTATGCTAAGATTCCTGCACTGAGTAACGCAAACACAAGCAACTGGCTATTGGCATATGCCCCAGACTTGTATCTGTACGGGTCTTTGCTTGAAGCCTCTCCATACCTTAAAGACGATGAGCGTATAGCAGTATGGGGTCAGTTATACACCAACACACTCGGGGATATTGAAGTAGCAGATCAACGGGCTTCTGTTTCTTCAACTCCTGTTGTCAGAGCCAAAACTTTGGGGTAATAAATGTCATCGTTTACAGACTACAGCGAAAATTTGGTTCTAAACTTTTTGTTTACGACCAATACAGCTACACGCCCAACAGCTTGGTATGTTGGCCTATTTACGGCTGCGCCATCTGATGCTGGTGGCGGTACTGAGGTGTCCGGCAACGGGTATGCACGAAAAGTGACAGGCACGATTAGTGTGTCTGGTACATCACCCACATTGGCTACAAACGCAGCGGCCATTGAGTTTGCGGCGGCATCTGGTGGCAATTGGGGAACGATTACACACGTTGCGATTTTTGATGCACTTACATCCGGCAATATGCTGGGCTGGGCTGCACTAAGTTCATCGCGCACGATCAACGATGGCGATATCATTCGCATTCCTGCTGGCGATTTGGACATTACATTGACTTAAAGGATTCCTCATGGCCTTGGTGCTTAAAGATAGGGTCAGAGAGACTTCTGCAACAACTGGAACTGGACCAATCACCCTGGGCGGTGCATTGGCTGGGTTTCAGTCGTTCTCTGTCATTGGCAATGCCAACACCACTTATTACGGCATCGTCAATGCTGCGGCCAATGAGTGGGAAGTGGGTATCGGAACATACACAGCATCTGGCACGGTGCTGTCGCGTGACACCATCTTGGAATCCAGCAATGGCGGCACTGCTGTCAACTTCTCTGCTGGTACAAAGGATGTCTTTGTCACTTACCCAGCAGAACGGGCGGCATCGACTGACACACTGGCAACGCCCCCTGCCATCGGCGGCACAACCCCTGCTGCGGGTACGTTCACTACGCTGACTGCTACGGGGCAAATCTACCAAAGCGGTCTGTCGATGGTTGGTTTGGCACTTACTTTGGCGTAACATCATGGCAACATCACTCAAAAATTACTTGACCGCAAATATTGGGGTAACAGCCACAACGGTCTACAACCCTACAGCGGCGGGGGCTCAGTCAACCGTAATTGGGTTAACACTGGCGAACACTGTAACGTCCCCCATCACCGCCAGCGTCACCGTTACATCAGGAGCGACTACCGTGTACATCATCAAAAACACGAGTATCCCCTCAGGGAATTCGTTAAGCATCTTGGGCGATGGCAAATTTATTGTTGAGCAAAACGATGTGGTTCAGGTTGTCAGCTCTGCCGCAACTTCGGTTGATGTGTTGCTGTCTGTGGTGGAGGTTGTGTAATGGCATTCATCAACAATAACGGCCTCACGGTCGCCCCCGAAAACATCACGGGCAAGTTCCGCGAGTCGTTTGAGAACTTTGTTCCCGGCGTCAATTGGAACCTGACAACCGCCAGCGGCGACATCGTGCAGACGGACGGCAACGCCGTTTCAGCCTCGTACTTGGTCATCTCAAAAGACCCATTGCAAACTGCCACAGAGACGATCCTGACGTACATCGGGTCGTTCCCGATGCCCACGGAGACTTCTGTCGGCCTGTCCATGTCGCAGCGTGCGCTTGGTCAAGAGCTGTCGATGGAGTTGGTTAGTACCGAAACACCGCTGACGCCCCCTGTGGATATTGCAATTTCCAGCATTGTCCAAGCAACTACTACGTTGACTGTTACAACGTCTTCCGCGCATGGACTTGTTCCCGGCAAACGTATTGGCATCAAGGGCATTACATCGGACAGTCGTTTTAACTACCCATCCGTGGTGGTCGCCACAACGCCAAGCCCGACAACATTTACCGTGACTGCTGGCCCCGCAGGAACGATTGCTTCCGTAACTGCTGGCCCTTTTACAAATCAAGGCTTTGTCTATTTCAGGTCGGCTCTCGGAAACGCACAGAACGGTCTGTCGGAGATTTTTGAGAACGCAAGCGCAACCAACGCATCGGTCTACGCTCGTTCTGCTTCTGGTGACGCAATTCCATCTGGCACGGCAGGGGGCAACCAATCCCTCACGGTTTTAACGACGGCATCGGTTCAGGCGATCAACTCCGCTTACACCTATGCTTTTTTGCCGTCGAGCGAATACCGGATGAACTTGCAAGCCGACAGGGCGCAAGTTTATGACTCTGGTGTTGATTCAACTACATCAACGACAAGCCGCCAGTTGCGTACACAGGTCGTCCCAGACCCAACAAAAGAATACACGCTGCGCTTCCGCATGACCAACGTGGATTCGTTGCCAATCCCAAACGGCAAGATTGTTTCTGCGGTTAAAACTGGAACAACCACAACCACAATTACAACCGAGTCTGCTCACGGTTTAACAACTGGAGATTCGGTCAACGTATACGGCATTGGTGATACCACAAACTTCCCAAACGTCACCACCGCAGTGATAGTGTTGTCTACGCCGACAACCACAACATTCACAATAATTATTGCAGGCGCAGTCACTGCTACGTCTGCGGGTGGATTCGTTTCCCGGCAACAAGGTTCTCTGGGTATTCAAGGCGTTCAAACGATAGTTATCTGGGCCTTGATGGCGCATATAAGGTTGTTGATCAAATAACAAACCAACTTGTGTTGGAGCCATTGACTGGCACAACCTTGCCAGCACCTATTGGCCCAACAAGTTCTGGCGGTGCAGTAATTACCCGCACAGACGCACGAATTGCCTTTGTCCGAATCTTTGATTACTTGCGTGAGCGCGTTGAGATAATGGCTCGTCCCACGGCTGATGCCTCTGCCGCCGTAACGGTTACTGGCGTTGTGGCTCTTAGTGCTGGTTCAAGCCAAGTTGGTAGCGTTGTCCCTGTTTCACAAAACGCCTACGCTCTCCAGTCAAGCACCAACTTGGCGGCAAACGCAACATTTACAGGCGGTTCAAACAACATCGCGTCAACAACCACAGGCGCTACCGTGTTTGTCGCCCAGCTTGTCATTGGCGTAACGCATACCGCTGGTTTGACGCCGGGGCAGTTGTACCTTGACCTTGGCACTGAGACGACCTCCACAGCTCCAACGGTGTGGTATCAAGCCTTGGCCGTGCCGATCCCATCAAACGCCAACTGGCAACAGTTCTCTGTGCCAATCTCGACGCGCTACTACCGCTTGCGTTTTGTCAACGGTGCAACAGCGCAGACCAACTTCCGCTTGTCTTCTTTTTTGACGTACAACGGCGGTGCGTTGTCAAACCCGTATTCGTATCCGGTCAACATCCAGTACCAACTGTCCTCAACGGCATTGGGCGCAAACGGTGTGTTCACTGGTGTGACTCTGGACTACGGCGACACAATGAACATTTACCAGACCATCACGGCTCTGGCGTTCTCTGACCAAGCAAGCGCAACCAACGGCTTCAAGATTCAAATCAGCCGAGACGGAACGAACTGGCGTGATGCTGTGACAGCATCTGTGATGATCAACACTTTGTCTGTCATCACAGTTCACTTGTCTTATCGCTACGCCCGTGTGGTCTACACCAACGGCGCAATCGCCCAAGGCTCTTTCAACCTCGACGCTCATGTGGATGCAGGCTAATGGAAAACTTTGACCAAAACATGGCGCACATCACCTGCAACAAATGCGGCAAGCAGTGGCAGGTGCTGAACGAAGACGGCACGGATTGGGACGAGCAGGCAACAGCCGAGCAGTACCACGCCGAAGAACATGATTGCCTTGGGGCGATTAAGGACGCTTAATGTTATTTGGCGTATCAGCGTTTTCTGTTGCACCTTTTTCGAGTAATTTATCAAATATTTACTCGGCATCAGCCACGCTTGACGCAAACAGCGCACTCACTGCCAGCGCCAATTTTGTCTACAAAGCTGCGGCCACAATCGCATCAGACAGCACCATCAATGCCAGTGCCTTTAGATATGTTGTTGGACAAGCAACTATTGCATCAGACAGTGCAGTAAGCGCAAGTGCTTTGAGATATGCGGTTGGTCAGGCCACCATCTCATCAATATCCAGCATTGCAGCGGCATCCAATGTTGAACTTAATGCTAGGTCTGTATTAGCAGCATCCAGTGCGTTTGCCTCTTCTGCTATTTACATTACTAGCCCATCGGCTATACTTTCTTGCGCCTCAACAGTAAATATAATTGTCCGCAAAAAGTGGGAAAATGAAGTTGACATTCCAGAATCATGGAATGATATCAATGACATTGGCGCAACTTGGACAAAAATTTCAGATATAGCAGAAAGTTGGACACCAGTGTCAAACAATTCTAGCACCTGGACTCCAGTTGCAAATGAATCTCAAGCTTGGACAAAAATTCACTAGGAATTTATATGGCAGATACCACAACAACCAACCTCGGCTTAACCAAACCAGAAGTTGGCGCGTCAACTGATAGTTGGGGAACAAAGATCAATGCGGACTTGGACAGCATTGATGATTTGTTTGATGCTGGTCCAGTGCTGAAGGTTAACAAGGGTGGAACTGGTGCGGCAACAGCGTCAGGGGCTAGGACAAACCTTGGGGCCACCACTTTGGGCGGAAATTTGTTCACAGTGACAAACCCGTCTGCTGTGACATTTCCTAGGTTTAACGCAGACAACTCTGTGTCGGCCTTGGGTGCTTCAGATTTCAGAACGGCCATTGGCGCCGATGTGACCTTGACAGGTACGCAGACGCTGACCAACAAGACAATTGCCTACGCTGACAACACACTGACCGGCGTTGTGGGTACGACTGCCACGCAGACGGTGACCAACAAGACGATTGAGGCTGGCACGTTTACCAACGGGTACACCGAGGAAGTTGCGACAGCCAACACCAGCACGGCCTACACGATTGATCTGGCCAACGGCTCAGTCCAGATCCTGACGCTGACAGGCAACTGCACATTTACATTCCCAACAGCCACGGCTGGCAGAAGTTTCATCATGCTGTTGAAGCAAGACGGTACAGGCTCACGCACAGTGACTTGGCCTGCTGCTGTGAAGTGGCCTGCTGGTACTGCGCCAACGATCACTGCCACTGCATCTAAGCTGGACAAGTATGTGTTCACGGCTGACGGAACCAACTGGTACGGATCAGACGCTGGCAAGAACTACACCGTTTAAGGAGTATTGATGTTTTCAAGCAATACTTCATCGGCTGCGGGTGATGTCAACTACATCGAGGATGTGTTCTCGACTTGGCTGTACACAGGCAACGGCTCTACACAGACCATCACCAACGGCATTGATCTGGCGGGTAAGGGTGGGTTGGTTTGGATCAAAGCCAGAAGCGCCGCTTTAGACAATGTGCTTTTTGACACCGCCCGAGGCACTTCATTTGAGTTACGTTCAAACGCCACTAACGGAAATATATCTCAGGCTAATGGCGTTACTGCGTTTAATGCCTCTGGGTTTAATATTGGAACATTTTCTTCAGTAAACAGTACAGGAAACACTCTTGTTTCGTGGACTTTTAGAGAGCAGCCAAAGTTTTTTGATATCGTGACGTATACCGGAAATGATGCCGTAAATAGAGATATTGCTCATTCGATTGGGGGAACCGTAGGTTGCGTAATTATCAAAAAAACTTCTAACACATCAAACTGGAACATGGCTTCCCGGACCGCCGATGGTAGAGCTAGATTTTTGTTTCTTAACCAGCCTCAAGGCAGCAACAATGTTCGCACCTCTTGGTTTAACGATAGCACTTTCAAGGTGGGGACTTCTGATTGGCCTTCAACTGGTATTTTTGGGAACGCATTTGACACAAACCAAAGCGGTGCAACCTACGTAGCCTACATCTTCGCCCACAACGCTGGAGGCTTTGGCCTGACGGGTACGGACAATGTGATTTCGTGTGGGGAATTTGATACTGATGGCTCTGGTAACGCAACAGTAAATTTGGGGTATGAGCCGCAATGGGTAATATTGAAGTATTCGGGGGCTGATACAGGAATATCATCACCAACAAGAATGCTAGACACAATGCGCGGTTGGAATGAAGGGGATGACGACAGGTTTTTATCAGCGAACCTCGCCGCTGCTGAAAGTGGCGCACAGTTTGGCACGCCTACGTCAACAGGGTTTACTGCTACAACTCAATTTGGCGCTTCTAATTCATTCATCTACATAGCCATTCGCCGCCCGATGAAAGTGCCGACAACGGGGACGAGTGTGTTTAAACCGCAGGTTATAACAGCCAACGGAGCAATTAACGCTGGTTTCCCGAGCGATTCGACTTTGACCGCTGTTGAATCATCGCTACGTCCTTGGCCTTCAAGGCTAACTGGTGGAAAGCCCATCTATACCAACAACACAAACGCAGAGTCTGGGTCTTCTTTCTATAACTACGGATTTTCGCAAAACAGTTATGACTACAACTTTGGCACAGGCAGCTTTAGTCGAGCAACGATGTACGACTTCCGCCGCGCCCCCGGCTTTTTTGATGTTGTTTGCTATACGGGGACGGGAGTTGCACGGACTGTGGCGCACAACTTGGCAGCAGTGCCTGAGTTGATGATTATTAAAGGCAGAAGTTATGTTGAAGACTGGGCTGTTTATTCTGCATCTTTACCCAACACTCAAGCTTTGAGATTGAATTCTGCGGGTTCACCTATTACTAATTCACTTTATTGGAATTCAACGACTCCAACTTCTTCGGTATTTACAGTTGGAACAAGAGTGGAGGTAAATAATAGTGGTGGTAGTATTGTTGCCTACCTCTTTGCTTCCTGCCCCGGCGTAAGCAAAGTCGGCAGCTACACAGGCAATGGCAGCAGTCAGACAATCAACTGTGGCTTCACTGGCGGCGCAAGGTTTGTGATGATCAAGCGCACTGACGACACTGGTGATTGGTACGTCTGGGACACAGCGCGAGGTATCGTCAGCGGTAACGATCCGCACCTCAGCCTCAACACAACGGCAGCAGAAGTCACAACGGACGACACCATTGACACTGACAGCACAGGCTTTGTGGTCAACCAAGTCTCTGCAACGAATGTGAACGTGAGCAGCGCGACTTACATCTTCTTGGCAATCGCATAAGGAACAACTATGCAAATCAGAATCCGACAGACAGGCGCAGTGATGTACGAGGGTGAGTTCCGCGCAATGCACTCCAACACCTCAATGCCTCAACAACTGACCGAAACCCTCATCAACGACTTGGGCGCTGATGTGGTCTTTGAAGGCCCACAACCCCAGCCAACTCGCTACCAAGTTGGCTTTGCTGACGGCCTTGAGCAGATTGACGGCAAGTGGTACACCAAGTACAGCGTGGCCGACATGGATCAAGAGGCTAAAGCAATCAAGGACGCAGAGCAAGCCGAAAAGACTCGCAGTCAACGTGCTGATAAACTCAAGGACAGCGATTGGACACAGGTGGCAGACGCTCCAGTGGACAAAGCTGCATGGGCTACCTACCGCCAAGCACTTCGGGATATCACGGCGCAACCAGGCTTTCCTTGGGACACCCAATGGCCTACTCAGCCGGAGTAAGCCATGAGCGAACAGATAGATGCAACGGAGGCCAGATTGACCACGCATGAGCAAGTTTGCGCCCATCGCTATGAGGGTATTCAAAAGTCTTTTGAGTCAGGCTCCAAGCGCATGGCAAAAATTGAGTATCTGCTTTATGCGGTAATTGCTGCTGTATTG